CCCACCCCCAGATGGAGGCAAGCAAGATGGGTAGAGAGAGCGGAGAGATTGTTTGGTGGCAGGTGTTCACCTGTGGAGTAATTGGCTCGTTCGGGATTGAGGATTTAACCCACCACTCTTACTGGAGGGGTGCGCTTTGTTTAGTCTTCTCGTTGTTCCTGTGGTTCATTCACCGAGAGTGGAGGTAAAAGATGCCGGAAATGATTTGGGTCGCCAGTCTGGAGTATGAGGGTTCAATTTTCGTCGTCCCAAGAAACGCCCTTGACAGCATCACGGACGAGATGGCTGCGAACTTCGATGACCGAGAGGAGCGCACCTACACCCTGAAGGTGAAGCAAATGATCCGAGAGGCCTTCGATGCCCTTCCAGAGTTTGATGGATTCTAGGAGCCAAAGCCAATGACTGACCGGACAGACTACGAGCCCCCACGAGCCGGGATCGTGTGGATTAGAATCACCCCGGCTATGATCCGAGAGGCCGAAGAACGAGCGGCACGAGAGCGGATCAGGGAGATGTTGAAGCGATGACCGACGAGAAGCGGTGTAATCATTGCAGAAAGCCCTACTACTACGATTACCAGTTCAGGGCGTGGCTGTGTCAGGGGTGTGGAAAGGCCATGAGCATTGCAGAGATGGATCGGGAAATCACCCCACCTTCAGCCCCCCAGGAGCCAATGACTGACGACCAATGCCTTTGCACGATCCATTCGCCGATGGACTGCCCCGATGGTGCTGTCTACGATCCAGGCGGATGGCGTGTGCCGAACCCACAGTGTCCGGTGGACCACGAGCCCGAGCCAAGCGAGGGGGAGGAACCGGAAGTTGATGTCGTGAGCATGGCATATACTTCAATGGGGCAAGGACTTTCCGCCCCTCAGCCAACGCTGGAACCCGGTAGTATGGAAGAGCAGATCGTCCGTTTCGATGACCCTGACGATGCTATTGCATGGCTGAAGGCCGATGACCCACCAACCCCAGAACCCGGTAGCGTGGTGGATAGGTTGAAGGCCGAGAAGGAAGCGACCCGGCAGATCGCGGCCTTCGGCACATTCGTTGCCATCTCCCCAGAACTCCGTCGTGACGCCCTCACCCTGATCGAAAGCCAGCGGCGGGAGATTGAGAGGCTGGGAATTCATGTTCAGGAGGCCAGTAAGGCGGCGGGTATCGAAAAGACGGAAGCCGCCACCCTCCGCACCCAACGCGACGCCGCGAACGATGTGATACGGGAGATCGCAAAGGTGTGTGAATCAGACGCAGTCTACAGGCTCGCCACAGCCCACCTCAAATCACAGGAGCCAAGGGAGGGAGAAGAGCCTAATGCCAAAGGTTAGAGAGTTCATACCGATAACGCCGGAAGATTTAGCGGGAATCATTCGCAAGCGGGAGAGGAAGGCGGAGAAGCTACGGGCGCAGGCTCGCAGAAGGCAGAACGGCGTAGCCTGCGAGCATCTAACGAAGCTCCATGTAAACGACGAAGCGACGAGCCGGTCGGCTTGCGGCGTATGTGGCAAGCCGATCCGCTTCGATGTAATGCCAGGAGAGAGGGGGATCGTCCGCTTCAACCCTGACGGAACGCGACACGCCCATCAAGACGAGTCAGGAGACAGGACTCTCACGGCAACCCAAATAACGGACACGAGGCATTTAGAGAGCGAACGCGAGGGAGAGCCCAGGAGAAAGCACCGGAAGGCGGGTCCAGCTCACGGAGTCAGGGGTACGGAACGACCTTAAAGAAAGGTGAGGCCAGAGAATGAGCGAGCGAGAATGGGACGGGAAGCCAGCAATGACGCCTGAGGAGTGGGAAGACCAAGCAAAGGCGCGTCCAAAGTGTGCTTGTGGGTGTGGACGCAGGACGAGGAGCTTCAATGCAAGGACAGGCGCCCCCTGCGAATACCTTGATAAACATTATGGCAAGAGCTTGGCACAATACCTCGCCGCGCAGAGGCAAGGTGCCCGAAAACGAGGCATCCCCCTCGCTGATTATATGGAAATGTTTCACCGGATATTCCAAGAGTGCGACCGGGCTCCAGCGAGCCGCGTTGCCGAGCGCCACGGAGAGCGGTTTTGGGAGACGATTTAGCCAGAATCAAAAGGAATAAGCCTTTCAATCCAAGAGGTAGAGGGTTTACCTTCACAGATAGAGAAAACGAAATACAAGCCAGAGTCCAGGGGACGCGCGAGAATGGCGAAGGAACCAAAGGCGAAGACAAAAAAGCGGAACGTGAAATCTTCACCCGAGCGGCGTTGCACAAAGAAGCCAGCGAAGAAGAAGGCAACTCGCGGCGCGATAAAGACTTGCGGGGATCTTGGCGGAAAGACGGCGCAGGGGAAACCGTGTAGCAGGAAGGCCCAAGGTAAGCGTTGCATGAGTCACGGCGGGAAGAAACCAGCCGGAGAGGGGAGGAAGAAGAAGGATATAACAGAGAAACAGGTCCTCGCCTTGGCTTCGATCAATTGCTCATACGAGGAGATGGCTCTTATCCTGGGTTGCACCGAGAAGACGTTAAGCAATCGTTTTTACCAAGTCATACAAAAGGGACGGGCTCAGATGAAATCGAGCCTCAAGCGGAAACAGTACACGGTGGCAATAGGTGGGAATACGACGATGCTGATTTGGCTCGGGAAGAACAACCTCGATCAGAAGGATAAGCAGGACGTAGAGCATCACGGACCCGGAGACGGCCCAATACCTCATAAGATGGTTGTCGAGTTCGTCGGGATGGACGATGTCGAAAAGGGAGAGGAGCCGGGCGATTAAGATATCGAAGGACTTCCGTTTTCTGTTTAATCCGCCGTTAGGGGACGTCCGGTATCGAGTGAGCTACGGAGGAAGAGGGAGCGCAAAGAGTTGGCAGTTTGCTCGGGCGCTCCTTTTGCATGGGTGGGAGAGTCAACTTCGCATCCTATGCGCCAGGGAATTCCAGGCCTCGATAAAGGACTCCGTCCATAAGCTTCTAAGCGATCAGATCGACGCGCTCGGCTACTCTTCCTTCTACCGGATCCAACAGTCCTCCATCGTAGGCAAGAATGGAACCGAGTTTCTGTTTAAGGGGCTCCGGCGCAATATCGGCGAGATCAAGTCGACCGAGGGGATAGATCTTTGTTGGGTTGAGGAGGCGGAGGCGGTATCGGACGAATCCTGGCGCGTACTCATCCCGACGATTAGAGAACCCGGCTCGGAACTCTGGGTATCATTCAATCCCGCACTAGAGACCGACCCGACCTATAGGCGATTTATTTTGAATCCTCCCGAAAGAGCAATCATCAAAAAGGTAGGATGGGACTCTAATCCATGGCTCCCGGAAGTCCTTCGCGAAGAGGCGGAGGAATTGCGAAGGAAGGACCCGGAGGCGTTCGCTCACGTTTGGGGAGGCAACCCTTGGACGAGATCAGAGGCAGAGGTATTAGACGGGAAGTGGATGGTGGAGGACTTCACGCCGGAGGCTCATTGGAACGGTCCTTATTACGGACTCGACTTCGGCTTTGCCCGCGACCCGAGCATATGCGTCCGTCTCTGGATAGGAGACTCAAGGCTTTACGTCGAATACGATTCAGGCGGCGTCAAGCTCAATATGGACCAACTCGAGAAGATGATCCGGTCGATTCCAGGCGCAGAGGACCACACCATAAGAGCAGACTCAGCTAGGCCGGAGACGATCAACGAAATGAAGGAGCGGGGCCTCAAGGTCGAGCCCGCTGCGAAATGGGCTGGATCGGTCGAGGACGGCGTCGAGCATCTTCGGAGCTACGAGAAGATCGTTATCCATCCGAGATGTAAAAGGGCTCAGCAAGAGGCTAGGCTTTGGAGGTATAAAACGGACGCGAGGACGGGCGACATATTGCCGAAACTGAAGGATGGGAACGACCACGTTTGGGATTCGAGTCGGTACGCCCTCTCGCCGATCATCAACAAAGGGAAGAAGGAAAGGAGAGTTCAATTCGCATGAGCAAACCAAGGCATAAATCCTTTTCGTAGGACACTTCATCGGGTACGCAATCGTTGCAGGGATGGCTCTCCTAGCGATCGCGTTCGTCGGCTGGTCGTTACGGCTGGCATACTCCAACGTCTTCGGAGGGTAGGGGCATGGCGCAAGCAAAGCTCGACGAGGCGAGGAAGATGGACAAGGGGGGCGCCTCATGATCCAGAAGCTAACCGTCGTATGCGTCCTGAAGAGTGGCGGCAATGTCTACGATCAAGACTACGTCCACCGGCTGAAGCGAGGCGTATGTCGGTATCTGCCGAACGCGACCCGGTTCGTCTGTCTCTCGGACGTCTGGATCCCAGGCGTAGAGACCGAGCCGCTTATCCATGATCTGCCGGGATGGTGGTCAAAGCTCGAAATGTTCCGGGGCGATCTTCGGCTCGGCGATGCGGGTCTCGTCCTGTACCTCGATCTCGATACGGTTCTCGTCGATGATATCTCAGAGATCGCAACCTACCAGGGAGAGAGGGCGGTCCTTCGCGATCTGTACCGTCCTGACAAGATGATTGGCTCGGGGGTCATGCTATGGAGGGGAAGAGCGTTAGAGCCGGTCTGGAACGCCTTCTCCAAGGACCCGCAGGAGATC